CTGAGTGTTGCACAAAGTACATTTCAGTTTGTGCATATGATTGTTGCATAGCTTGTGTTACACCAGTTGCTGTTTGTTGTGCTATTGCACCACCTAAACGTTGTTGATTAATACCTATTGAATCAAATGCTTGTTGTTTAAAATGATTAGCAAGTTGTATTCTAGACATTAATCTATTTGTTTGTTCTAGGTTTAATGTTTGGTAATGATTAAAGTTTGTAGCATTTTCTGTATTAGTAATAGAAGTATCTAATGGCATCATACCAAAATCTTTCATTGCAACATATGCTTTAGCTAAATTATTTTTACCCCAGTCTTCACCCATTGAGTGACGTGGTAAAGCATTTTGATCAAACATAATAACAGTACCTAGTTCATCTACTAGAATATCTGCTATTTGATTGTTAACCATATTATAACCTACTTGATAAGGTTTCATTAAATCAACTAATGATGTAGATCTTGTATTTCTGTCAGAAAATACTCTACCTTCTACTGGTAGTTTACATCCATATAAAGAATTATCTCCTTTAAATTGGTATTCTATTCTTCCTGGTTTCTTTTGATTAATTCCTAAGTATATAGGTGAATCTTCATTAGTATCATTCTTCCATGATGTTGGTGCATTAGGTCCAATTTTTACACCACCCCAAACTTCATTAATCCAAAACCAATCAATATGTTCCCCTTGTATTAAGTTTTCTTTTGATTTAATTCTATGTAGCTTAGTATTATAAATACCTTTTTCTGTTATTTTATATGTTTCATCTATAATTTCTTGAAGTAATTCACCATCTTCCATTATTCTTGTTAAATGACCAACTCTTCTTTGTGTTTTCCAATAGCATGTAGTTACACGCATCATATTATCATCACCCCAATGACCAATGTCAGGTCCTTCTGCTAGTATTGCTTGAACAACATCTCCTCCATATCCTTTACTTAAGTCTGAATTACTTATTAGTTGCCTGTAATCTAATCCAGGTCTTTGTGTGTTCCAAGCATGTGATCTTGTTGCATCATAATAAGATCCATCATTTTGTTGTCCGTTTATTAAATATTTTGCGTTTGCAGCAGGATATAATCTCTCAAGAGACTTTAATTGATCTTCTGTCATCATATAACCATATACATCAATAACGTCAGCAGTGCTCATCATATCACACTTACCAACAAAATTAGATTCAGATATATATCTTGACTCAGGAGATTTTTGATAAAATGTTAATGCTGGATTCCATAACTCTACTTCATAATCATCTTCCATCATTCTAAAATGCCAAAATTCTCTATCACAAATTAACATATCACGGAAAGCCATTTCTTCAAGCTCTTGCATTTTAAATCTTTCCTCATCAACATTTAATTGATGATGAGCCCATTCTTCAATCATACTTCTATAATCTTTAGAAAAGAAGTCTTGTATTTGTGGAAGTGTTTTTAATTTTTCTGGTGCAATTTCAGCTTGAAATTCTTCTGATTCAGGGTTGGCACCTTGTTGAATCATTTTTAATACCATCTGGTTACTTGCATCTGAAAGCAGAGTTTCTTCTATCTGCATTCTTTTTTGTTCTAACATCTCATTATAAGACGTATCATCAACTGCTCTAAATTGTACTTTAGAATATCTTTTTGAAAATTCTCCTACTAATACATTTATTACATTAGGTATGATTGGGTAAAATTTTAATTCTAATGCTGTTTGATCTTCTTTTGTAAGTATTTCTATTAATTCTGTATATTGATTATCTTCTTCTACTATGTAATCTGTTTTATCAATAATACCTTTTGCAAGCTTATAATTTTTTAAAACTTTTCTTGCATTGTCTCTTAAATAATCTAAACCTCTTGTTTCAAGCCAATCAAGATTCCATGCTGACCATTGGTCATCTTTTTCATTAGCAGGTAAAAATTGTAATGGTTGTGTTAATGAAGCTGATACATGTGCCCCTTTTGCTTTTGCTCCTTTTTTAAGTTGCATTGCACTTAATACTTTCATAGTCTAATTATTTTTTTAGATATTCACTTTCATCCATAACATAACCATCATAAACATATACATAATTAACATGAGTATATTCTAGAGGATGTAGTGTTGTTGTTGTTACCCATTCATACATAGTTATTTAATGTTTTTAAAAGGACTTCTCCTTTTCTTGTTAAAAGTTTTTTTGTTTGCTCTACCTAAATTGGTAAACGGTCTCATATTCAATTTATACAAATTTTGCGGATTATCCAAAGATTCTAGGGACTTATCTCTTTCTTTCCTCTTAGAATACCCTCTATTTGCTTGTTGCATCTTAGCAAAAGATACTAATGCTGCAAATGAAACTAATCTATCAACATTAAGTCCAGGGTAATATTGTAGCATTTCAGTAAGCAACATTTTATCAGGAATCCTTTCTACACCATATCTTGTACTAGTTACTTCTCCACTTTCATCAGTTTCTTCATCTATAACTTCTCTTATAAATTCAATAGCGTATGATATCAAATGACTTTTAAATAATGTACCTGTATTTTTCCAACCATACTCTTGAAACACACTTGCATTTGAACCTAAATCTTTTAAGAATACCATTTGAGATTTTGGCACAAGATATTTTTGTTTTCTTTTAGAAATCATGTATTGAATAAATAAAGAAATATTATTTTCAACAATAGTCCATGCGTTATACCATTCTATAATTTTTTCTAATTGTTCATGCGTTTTATTAATATCATCATATCTACCACACCAAGTTGCTACTATTTTATCTCCTTCTATAAATTGTTCTAAACCATCTTGTGTTTCTTTTGTAACTTCTACAGGATTTTTATATACAATAATACTACATAGTGAATCTGATGTTGTTGTTTTACCTTCTGAAACAGGGTCAACAGAAGCATAGTATGTTCCAAAGCTAGGATCATCTATTGGTCTTTCCCAAACTTGTAATACACCACCTTTGTCTTCTCTTTTCTTTTTTACAGGAAACTCATTAATTGGAAGCCTTTTAGATCTTATAGCTTTTATATCTTTTCCATTGCCTTCAAGTTCTATAAACTCAAAAGAATATTCTTTATCTTCTACACGTTTTATTTGTCTACTTAAAAAACTTTGTGGAAAAATTGAAGCCTTTCTGTATGCAAATGCTTCAGATATATTTATAGGTTTTTGAGATATACGTAATTGAAACTGTTCAGGATCTAATTCATTTTGCCAATCAGACCTTTCTATCTTTATTGCTTCTAGAGCATCATTAATTAAAGAATTTCCAAAATCATCAATAAAAGGTGGCATTGACCATTGCTCTGGTATAAATAAACCAGCAATACCTATTGTACCTTTATCATCCATTAGATTAGTTTCTATTCCTAAGATGCCCATTGGTTCTGGATTAAGTATCATTTTTTTTAAAGGTTCACATTGATCTAAATCACCTACTGAACCAGCAGCAATAAATTGACCTGTAGTCAGCATACCTGATGTCATAGCAGGACGAATATACTCATACGTTTTATCCATCTTATTTGCAATACCAGCTTCTTCATGAAAAAAGTAAGTACAAGGACCACCTACTCCAGTAGTAGCATTCTTTTCAAATGATGCTCCTTGTATCTTAGATCTTAACCCTCTTTGTGTTTTTCTGTTATTAATTCTAACTTCAATTTTTTGTTCCCACAAAAGAACCTTATCAGGATTATTTGGTCTATACCAAGCAGTGTGTTCATTAAGGAATGTTGCATACTCATCTAAAAATTTCCATGATCCTTTGTCATTTATATAGTCTTTTAATGATGCACCAATCTTACATATAGATCCTTCTTCAAACCAGTATTGATTTATTAGTTTACCCATATGAAAATATGATGAAGCTATTTGTCTTTTTTTAAGAATAGCAGCATGTTTATAACTAACTTCTGCTAACCATTCATATAAAGCCATATGATATTGAGCATCTCTAATTTTAGCAAATCCATAATGTTTTTCTTCTTTATCAAATATTGGCAAAAAATTTAACCACATATAATAATCTCTAGTTATATACCATGTCTTACCTGTGCTATGATATATTACTCCTTCTTGACATTTCCTTTTTTGATCATTCCAATATTCAATAAAATCTTTAGATCTAAATGGTTTGTCACAATAAAATCCGTTTTTATTAAAATTTGTAGCTTGTTCATTAAACAATAATGCTACTTTATCAAATTCATATTGACCAGGGACTTTAAATATTTCTTCTAAAAATTCTTTAAAATCTTCTATAGTCTCAAATTTAGTTTCTGACCATTCATTGTTTTTATATGTTGGTACAATTTTGTACACTTATTTTTCAAGTTTTACAATAAATGCAGCTTCATAAAGTATTAAATGTGTTTCATCATTATGCATAAATTCTTTTGCATCATCAGCCATAGTCCATTGCACATAATCTCCTACTGATACTTCTTTTACTAATTTTCCTACAGAAACAACAGTACCTTGAGGTATCTGTAATTGTTGTTCTTTTGGAAGAAATATTCCACTATCTGTTGTTTCTTTTTTAGCTACAGGTTTAATTAAAACTCTAGCTCCTAACGGTGTTACTTTCATAAAATTTATTTTTGGTTATTTAATTTGGTCATAAGCTAAACCTTGTCCACCACGAACTTGGCTTTGCTGTTCATCTTTCATATCATTGTATGCTCCTTTAAATGATTGTCTTATTCCGTCAAATTTAGTAGCTGTATTTACTAATGCTGTTAGGTTACCATCTCTACCATGATCAATAGGAGTAGTTTCCATATATCTAGCTAATCTATCTAGCATTGACTTTATACCTTTATAAGCTCTGTATGTTGGCGTTTCATAAAGGTCATTACAAACTGAAACTGCTTCTCTTATTGCAGGATCTTCTGTAGATTCTTCTAGTCCAACTTCATCTATTACAATTTCTTCTTTTTCATGTTCAGGAATATTAAAAAATGCATTCATATCAGGATCAGGACAAGTCATATAAAAAATATATAAATAAACTGACATGTGTGTATCAGGATATTCTTCCATTATTTTTTTTAAGGATTTTAATGTATAACAATGTTCTGACGGTATTACTTTGCCATTTTGTATATCAAATAGTTTTACTAACATAAAGGGTTATCTTTTAAATTCATAATTAAACTTCTAACTTCATCTTTAAGGTATGGAATATCATACATTTTAATATCCTTAATAATTGGATCACCTTCTGAATCTTTTTTTGTTATTGGATAACCATATTTATCATCTTTAATTTTTTCAAATGATACATGTTGTATTGTTAATTTACCCGCTTTTAGTTTTGGGTTATGTTTTAATATTATATACATATATAAACTTAATTGTATATTATAATGGTTTAAATTGCAATCATCAAGATGATTTAATGGTTTAAACATTTTAGATGTTATACCTTCCCAGTTAGTAAAACCTTTTTCTTTTATTTCTTTATTAGTTTTATAATCTGTAATGTTTACTTTGCCATTAACTACTTCTACTAAATCTGCTTGTCCACATATACATGCTGATTTTAAGTATGCAAAATGTTCTGGGTATACACCAGCTATTAACTTTTGATCTGGAGCTATCTTAATTCCATTCTGATCAAGTATTGGTTTAATGATGGGTACTTCTACCCCTTCACGTTCTATTGTCTTAAAATCAAGCATATCAGATTCTCTTTGATTATGATACCAATTACCTAATCCAATTGCACGTTTAGTTTCATTTTGCCAAATATCAATAACTTCTTTAGGTTTAAGTCCATACCATTTTGAACGTTTATTCTTAGATGATTTTTTAGCTACTGCTTTTTGATCAAATGCAGGTTTAAACTTACTAATAAATGTTGTAACACTTGTCCATGTTATATTATCTTTTTCTAAATTTTCATTTAAACTTTGATATATGTGACCATCCTCTTTAAATATTATAGCCATAATTTATTCTTTTTTGTTTTGTTGTATTTGTTTTAATTTTACTTCTTCTTCCTCAGTCATTACAACATCCCATTTTTTCATTGGACAAGCAGATGATAATGCTCTTACTTTAAATGCTAAACTACAACCACAATCAGAACAACATGGTTGTGTACCAGGAGCAGCACAATTTTTACCTTTAACATCAAACTGTTCACATGATTGACATATATTATATCTATCACCAGCAATTATTTCTACATAATCATCTTTCCATATATTATTTTTAACACCTTCATATACTTGATCTAAATGTTTTACAGCATTTAATAATTTATTTATTCTCATCTTTCCAATCTTTTTTTTGTTTCAATTCTTTGTCAACTCTCACTTTAGCACTTTCCATTAATATTAATTTATTTTTTACTGGTAAGTGATTGCCATATCCTGTGTAAGTTGTCTTTTCCATATTGCCTAACATATCCTTATGTCTTTTAATAGATTTTTCTAATCTATTTTTTCTTATTATAAAAGTACCAAGATTTGGTAATAATATTCTAGTGTTTTTTAAATTTTCTAAGTTAGATCTAATTTCACTGTAAAAAAATCTTACAAGTTCTGATACTAAATTTTCATGCACTTCACATTCTTCTGCAACATCTTTATAATAATCCCTGTATGTGTTTGGATTAATATTATTCTTTTTCAACACTCAAAAGTTTGTAATCTAAATATACCGTTCCATCAACTTGTAATTGTATGTCAGAAGATAAAAGAATTAACCTACTATCTTTTTCTATTAGACCTTTCTTTTTTGATTTTTGTATTGCATTTCTACATGATTGAGGACTCTTAAAAATTTTCTTTTCAGAAACAACACTACAAAATTTATTTAACTCAACAGCTTTTAATTTGCCTAATTCAGTTAAACATTGTAAATCAGCTTTACTAATTTGTATGTTATTTAAAAAACAATAAGTAATTATTTGATACTTAATAATATCATCTTTACTAATCTTGACTCTTTTGTCTACTCTATTTACTACAGCCATGTTTTAACAAGATTTTTACTTTCTACTAGAGTGTACGTAAAATCATTACTCCAAATCTTTCTAGACTTTCTCATAATTTTCATAAACTTAGTCCATTCATCATTTGATGCTATTACTTGACAACCTGCAGACCATTTATCTATTTGAGTAGATTTTTTTCCTGCATTTTTTGTAGCTCTATGAATATTAATACCAAAATAACCAGTATCAGTATTTTCAGAATTAGTATTATAAATATCATCTCTATTGTTATCACGATATACAGTAACAATATTTTGTTGACCTAAAGCTTCATACTTACCTAAGTGTTTTCTTATTTTATGTGACTTAGGGTATTGACCTGGTTTAAGTATAGCAACACCTTTATCATTCATAACGTTTTCAACCCAATGTGTTCCAGGATCTGTTGTACAATCAAATTCATGATACATCCATTCTCCATTATCTTTATATGATACAGTCATTGTATCATCAAATCTATTTGTTACTTTATTTGCTGTTTCTGAATTTCTTATTCCAACAATGTTTACATTATAATCTCCAGTTTCAAAATATTTATAGCCTTTAGAATCTAAAGTTCTTTTAATTATTTCTCTACTATATTTCATCAGATACTTTTTTTAATTTTCTATTTGTTTCATCATTCTTAGGTGGTTCAGCCATAGATTGTGCTAGAAACATCTGAGCTTGTACTCTTTCAGCACGTGCTTTTTCAATATCTCTGAGCATTTCTTCATACTCTAGTTGAATTTTAAGATGTGTAATGTTTTCTTTGTAAAACGCTGAGATTTCTTCACGTTTTTGAGCTAACTGTTCGTCAGATAACTCTTGAGGATTGGTTTCCTTTGCCATTTGTTTTGATTTATAGTTAATATACTACAAAGATACAAAAAAATAAATAATAAAGGTTTAATAAATACAATAAGTTTAATTAGTGGTATCCATTAAGAAGATTTAAAAGTTCTTCAATTGCATCATGCCTATGACTATCTTCAAGAACTGCTTGAAAAACAAATTTAGAGTTTACTAGTTTTGCCATATCATGATATGCTGAATAGTTTTTATCTTTAAGGTCAATTTGATAAGAATCACCACAAAATATTAATTTAGAGTTTTTTCCTAGTCTACCAATAGCCATTGCTAGCTGACTTCTAGTTAAATTTTGAAACTCATCTACTATTACAACAGAATTATCAAATGTACGGCCTCTAAAATGTGCTAAAGAGCACAATTCAATTGATTCATCTTTTTCAAGTTTTTCAAGTAACTCTGGTTTATTATATACCTTACGCATATTAGATCTTATAGGAACTAACCACGGTTCCATTTTTTCACGTTCTGATCCAGGCAAAAAACCATTGTCTTCAGTAGATACTGTTGGTCTAGTTATAATTATTTTATTATATTGACGTTTAAAAAATTGATCTAATGCAACTTGAACTGCTAACAAGGTTTTACCAGAACCTGCTCTTCCAACTATAAAGTTATATGGAGATTTTAGTATTTCTGTCTTAGCTTGTTTTTGTTCTTCAGATAATCTAATTGAAAATTTAATTGCACCTTTAGGAGGTGTCTTTGATTTATTTACAACTGCCATAAATTATTTTTTTTGATTTCTATCTCTTAACTCTATGCATTTATCATAATCATCTAACTCTGCAAAGTAAGTTATTATTCCGTCAACTTCATGTTGATCAATTGTATCTTCAATAATGTTGTGTGCTACTAATAATCCTTCATCAGAATCTAAAAACTCTTCTTTATTTGTTTTATTTGTTAAAAGAAGGTATGAATTATAAAATGCTTGATGAATAAATTCATCTTCATTTTCAAGTTGTTCCATATCAGACATTTTGTTATAGTCATCAAATTTCATGTAATACCTTTTTAGTTGCAAAGTTATAAAGAAAAGAATATAACTTGCAAATTTTTGTTTAGTTTTTTTTATTTAAACAATCTATCACTCTTGTTAAAAATGTAATTTTCTCCAGTAAAAGGACTATTAAAACCAAACTTATCATTTCCAAAATTTTGTCCTACTGGTCTGTTTCCAGTTAAATCTATTGGTTTTGCATTAGGTTTTAATTGTCTATTTATTTTTTGTAGTGCATCAAAATCTCTATCTAAATTAAATCCTCTAGATATATTATTTTTAAAACCTGTTGTATTTTTTAAACCTTTATTAATAAAGTTAGCTCTTTTAAATCCTTGACCTAGTATTCTTGCAGTTGGACCTAAAAAACTTGCTGCATCTATAATTGGACCTAATGCTGTATCCATATTTATACCAAGTTTAGTATTGCCATCAAATGGGTCTTGTATAAACCTTTGACCTGCTTCATAAGGTCTAACTCCAGCTAAAGCCATACCTGTATCTCCTAGCCAGTCAGCAGTACCGTGAATTAAATCTTGTCCAATAATATTTAAAGCATCATTATTAGATGATCCCATTTTGTTACCTAGAGTATTCCATGCATCACCAATATTATCTTCCCACCAAGTTTTATTTCTGTTTTCTTTCATGTTATATGAAGGATCAGAAACTTTACTACCCATAAGCTGCATTCTTTTATCTTTATCTTGCCACTCTGCTTTTCCAGGATCAAAATTACCTATATCACTATTAGCAACAACACCTTGAATATTCATTTGATTATTCATTGCTTTATATAAATCATCATACTCTGGGTTAGTAAGAATATTACTAGTACCATCATTTATTTGATTAGGATTATAATTTAAAAACCCTTCTAGTTGTTCTCCTTTAAACCCAAGAGTGTTTTTTGCAAATTCTCGTTTAAATGTATTGACTGCTTCTGCATCATAATTTTCACTAAATTCATTATACTGTTCTTTTCCCTTATTAAAATAATTACTAACTAAAAATTCTTCATTTTTCTTATCTAAATTATTACTTTGTATAGATTGATTTTTTGATTGTTTAATATTATTAATAAATGGAGCAGCAGTATTTTCTGAAGCAGGTATCCATCCATCTTTACTCATATATCCACTTTGAGGACTACCATATGAATTATTTGTTGATGTACCTACTTTTTCATTTTGTAAAGAACGTATAGTATTATATCTTTCATTATTGCTTACAAGATTAAATGCTTCTAAGTAATCATTAGGGTTATCTTTTTTTATATCTCTTAGTAGTCTTGATTCATTTGGAGAATCTTTATAATATTTTTGTAAATAGTTATAATAATCTTCTTTAGTGCTTATATCTCCATTAGCTATTGCACCACTAGCAGGTGTTTGATTTATTATATCATTAATTTTATATAATTCATCTCTATCACGTGTTTGTAATATATTATCATCACCTTCTTCTACAGTGTAATCTTTTCCATTCCAATTAAAAGTCATATCACCAAAATTTGCTTCAGCTGATGAACGTGCTAAACTAAAAGCATCATTATAATTCATTTTAGAATATTGCGGATACTTTTTATTTATCTTATCAATTTTTTCTTTGTTACCATTTGCATTTTTTAATTGTTTTTGGTACCAACTGTATTCTTCTTTCTTTATAAAATCAGCTGCACCACCTTTTTTCATAATTGGAGGTGCTACATAAGTATTATCTATAGGATTAGAATTTTGTAAAAGAGTATCTCTAATATTATCTTGATTTAATAATCTTTCTTGTTCTTCTTTGTTTTTTATATTAGTTTCATCAATCCAAGGTTGTAAATATTCTTTGAGATATGATTTATTTCTAGCTAATGGTGAGCCATCTGTTTTATCTTTTCTAATATATTCTAAAATAGCTTTATCTACATCACCAGTCATGATTGCGTCAGCATAATTAGGAAATTTACTTAACCTTCCTAAATTATATGTAAAATCAGATAACATAAACTTTTCATTATTTGATAATTTTTTATATGCCCCATCACCATAATTGGCATCAATAAATATTTTTGTTTTTCTTAATGAATTATTTATGTCTTCAGTTTGATTTTTTTCTGCATCTTCTAATGACATACCATTTTTATAATCAGTAAAGATATTAGAACCCTTTCTACCAAAACCTATTGTAGCTTCACTTTCAAATGTACCATCATCATTTTCATGATAATATGGATAAAATTTATTATTTTCAAATACTTTATAATAATTTTTTCCATCAGGCTTTAGTATTGCTGATTTTTTTGATTTAACATAATCCCAACCTGCTTCTTCTTGTTGAATAAAATTTTGAAATTTATCCAATTCTTGTTCATATGTTGGTCCACCGTTTTTGTACTCAGGATCAGGTGAATCATTTAATGATAACCAAGGTGTTTGTCCACCATACTTTTTAAATGGTACAAAATCTTTATCTATAATAGGTTGTATATCATAATCAAAAGTACCTACTTTTAAAGTAGTTGGTGTTGTGTTATTATTTTGTTTTTTCAACTTTTTAGAAAGATTTTCATAATAGTTAAGTGTACTTTGTTGTTCCCGAGTAGGTGTCATTAAGTTAAAATTAGTATTCTTATTCCAATTTTGAATTTTTGACATAGTTTCTCTTTGTGGTATACCAATTTTATTATATCCTTGACTACTTAAATATTTCATTAATTCATTTTCTTGTCTTGAATATGTATCATTAAGTATAGAAGTTAATTGTAGATTATCAGGTCCTCTGTAAAGATCATATATTTGCATTTGTGCCTGCGCCAAGTCTATTTTTTCTCTTGTAAGGTTTACAGCAGACTCTAGTTGATATTTATCTAACACATCACCTTCCTTATAATTGTCTATTGCATCTTGATAACTATTTAGTTCTGTTCTTAAGTCATTAATTTGATTCTTATTTGAAGATTGAGAAAGATCACTATTTTTTTTATACCTTGAAATTTCCTTTTCTCTTTTAATTGGGTCTTTTACATTATATGCATTTAATAAGCCTGTAAGAGGTGCTTTATTGGAAAGTAAATCATTTTGAAGTTCATTTAAAAGAAATGTAGTAGGATCATTTGGATCTGCAAATCCTCTAGCCCATCCAAAAGTACCTGGTGCATTTTTCATTATGCTTGTATGAAAAGAATTAGTATACCCTGAAGTATTTTTTCCAAGCATTTTATCAACACCACTTAGACTGGTTAAAAGACTAGGCATAGTAAAGTGCAATACCTGTGGTTTTAATTTTAAGTTTTTTAATTGAGGTTCCCCCCATCCTGTATTAGATGCCTCAACGTTTGGATATAGATTGTTATATCCATGAGTTCCTAAACCATCAAAATTATCTTTAAACCCTTCCCATGTACCACGTTTGTTATTCCAACTTACATCTTGTGTTTGATCAACTATATCATTGACTTTCATAGGAGCAATATTTCTATTTACTATTTCATCAAACTTGCTTATATCTAGTTCATTATTTTTAATTAATTCAGGATATTTTTCTAATATTGAATTATAATATCTTTTTTGATTTTTACTAAAATTAGATAAACTATACGTTTTATCAAGATTTTTAATATTTAAATTTTTATTTTTATTTATTAATTTTCTACTAAGTTTTAATACTGGACCCCCAGGCATATACTGTTTTAAAGGACCCCCTTCTTGTTTATATTGTGGATAAAACTCTGGGCGTTTTTTAAATAAATCTGAAACATTGTAGTCTAATTTATACTTTGGACCAGCTTCTTGATTTATTAAAGAATAAAATTCTTTATTATTTTTCATTGCAACTGCATTATCAAGTCTAGATTGAGGAATATCTATTTTATTTATAAACTTCATAAACGTGCCTTCAAAGTTTGGATCTGTCTCCATTAACGCAGGATTCATTTTTAGACCTGAGAACCCAGAACTTGTTCGTACACCCTTTTTAAAATCAGAAGACTTTGCTAATGGCGATTCTATCTTAAATGGCGAACTATTATGTTGAAGAAAATTATGCTGATTACCTAAGTCACCATTATAGTTACTTTCTATTTTTCCAAAAGGAGCTCTACTAATAGAAAAGTCAAGTAGTGATTTTGGATCTGTTGACTGTAAACCTTGAACTGCCATACCAAAGTCT